AGTGCATTGCACTCTAACTTCTTAAAATCCTAAGAAAGGACCAAAAGAAGCGTAGCTGTTAGTTCAGCGTCGCGGATCTAGGTTCTCCTACGGTAATTATTCCGTTTGAAGTGGCTGGTATGTAATGTCAATGCTCGTTGCGAGCAACATTGGGAAAGGCTCACACCCTAACTCTCGATGGTTGATTTGGACCATACTAAGTGCTTCGGACGTGAGGTCTCTCTAATTCCTAAGGAAGTAGAGTAGGATAGGGTCGGTATTCCGGCATCGAAATGCCTATACGGTGATACTACGTGCTATGGTTCATCCTTAAGTGGGTGGGGTATAGTATTGATAGGTCGCCTAAGGGCGGGGTCCTAGTCGATACTTAATATGCGCTCCGGAGCTACTGTAACAGGTAGCTTGCGGAGTGTGGCATATGTCGACACTTCTGGTGGATAGTTAGTTTGAAGCCTCAGACGAAACATCCGTCTCCTTGAATAAGGTGGCTGCGGCCCTCGCAAGAGGAAACCGAGTCCAATGATGTTAATTATTTCAACGCGTGACAATAAAATTATTTATTTGTTCGCAACTTGAGAATATATTAGCAGCTGTTGGTGCCATGATCTTGAGAAATCAAGGTCGGCCTTTCCTTACGTTTCTGATTAGTCAGATTCGTGGAAGGTTAGGATATATGCGTCTTGGTTTTGTAAAACCTGCTATCCGTTATGTGTCTTGGTGCTCATCCCTGGGCCGAAGTCAGGGTCTTAAAGGGTTAGTAATAACTCTTAAAGCTCTGAATACTTCTTTGGCCCAATCCATAGCAAGAGATTTTGATTCCTTTCCTTCTACTCCTAGAGTTAGAAGAGGGATGTTGGGACTTCCGACTGTTATACCCGTTCTTCATAGAAGACGAATAGCAGCTGGGGATATCCTTATCATACGATACTGGTTTACTCTATTCTCTATTTATAGAGTTATTGAGTTCCCAGGAAAGTTATCATTTTCTTCAATTACCGATCCAGGTAAGGAACTTTCGGGTTTCTTACCTGACTGGTCTAGATTTTCTAGTCAGTTCTGGAGAAAACTTGTTAAATTACAAGCTGTAGACGAGGATGATTTAAAATCTCCCCTCAGTCTCCTATCCAGATTTCGTGTTACACCTTTTCTCATTCCTAGGTCAACACCGACGAATGATTTATATCTGTCTACGTCGCCATTTGGTATAATTCGTACAGCTATAGCCTGGTCCAGATCAGATTTGTATCCTTTCTTTCGAGACTGGTTACTGATGACCCGAAATACACGATTCCTCAATTGGTTGGAGGAATTTAGTAAAGTAGCGCCTTCGTTGTTAACGGAGGAGGCATGTAATGTGCCTACTGATATTGGTAAACTAGGTTTAAAAGATGAACCTGCGGGTAAAATCCGTGTATTTGCTATGGTAGACTGTTTCACGCAATGGGCAATGAAGCCGTTGCATGATTACCTATTCGACATCTTAAGGGTAATCCCTCAAGATGGAACTTTCGATCAACTTGCTCCTATTCGACTTTTACAGTCGAAAGGACACAGATGCTTTTGGTCTTTAGACCTTAGCTCTGCCACGGATCGATTGCCATTACTTATCCAAGGGGCTCTCCTAAGCAGGTTGATAACTGCTCATGGAGCGAACCTATGGATGACACTAATGGTAGGACGTGACTACGTATTGCCTTCTAGGGCTTTATCGCCCGATTATGAAGGTGATCGATTTGTACGTTACGAAGTTGGGCAACCTATGGGCGCTTTAACCTCTTGGGCAATGCTTGCTATGACCCATCATGCTATAGTGCAGATGGCAGCAGCATTGTCTGGGCGGACATCAGGTGATGAATGGTTCGAGGACTATGCTCTCTTAGGAGATGACATAGTGATTGCTGACCGGCGTGTAGCCGATACCTACCTGAGAATCATGAGCGGACTAGGAGTTGGAATCCAACTCTCTAAATCCGTGAAGGATATTTCAGGACGAGGGGTTCTCGAATTTGCG